TCTTTCAAGTCGACTTATTACTTCCATTGACAACGATGATGAAGATGGTATTAAAGAGGTTGTGAATGATTGTAGAGGTGACACAAAACTAATGCTGCTAGTCAAAGATGCTTTAGACCCTGAACACAGCCATTACATGGATGAACGTAAAACAAGATTAGCTGAAGAGCGTAAGCAAAAATCGGCTGATAAACAGGTAGAGATTAATAAGGCAGCTAAAGCCTTTGCTAAGAAACAAAAGCAATCTGCCTAGGGTTATTTTCTCCGTGGCGTTTGCCCTGTGCGCCTTACCCCAACACAGGGCTTTTATTAACTGGAGACTGAAATGCAATATCAAGAAATAGTAGAAGATGGAACAGTAGGTAAACAGGCTCAAAAAATATTGAACCTACTACTTTACTCAAGACCTTTATCTCTTCGTGAGATCAAAGCTCAAACCGAGATAGAGATTAACGCTGTCTCTGGTCGTGTAAATGATTTAAAAAAGACAGGCAATGTTGTGGAATGTGACAAACGTAAGTGTTCCATATCAGGTCGTTTAATAACACCCGTAACTATAAGAAGGAGATACTAATGGAAAAATTCAGAAACAAACCTCAGAGTGGTAGTTTATTCAAATCTAAATTCAAAACCAATGATGGTTCAGAAGAAGACTCAACACGAGAAGACTTCTATGGAACATTTGTTGATAAGGATGATGTTGAGTGGAAACTTAAAGGGTATATCAATGAAAATCAATATGGAAAATTTCTAAAAATTACAATTAAAGACCCTGAAGAAAAAGTCACAACGGCAAATTCTGAAAACGCTTTTAGTGATGGTTTTGAACAAGACTCACCTCAAAACTCACCTGCTGATAATTTTTTCGGGTGATGGAACATAAAGAATACACCCTTAAAGATGGACAGAAATTCACCATAGAGAGTCTTATGAGTCGCATCGGCTGCTCTAAAGCATGTGCTTGTCAAAGACTAACAAATTCTGATGACCCAAAAGATGTCCTAGCTCCTCGTTATGCTAGGGTAGGTCATAGTTATGTTAAGAATGTCAAGAAAAAAAAGGCGAAATATAATGATCCTACTTCACAGGAAAACAGAAATAAGCATGGTCTGAATGATGCTCAATTTATTCTAGCTCTTAAAAATATATGATAAACTTTAAGACCATCAAACAATTTTCTAACGAGTCGGGTTACTCCGAAAGAGCAATAAGAACCAAAATTGATAAAGGTGTGTGGTCAGTGGATTTATATACCAAAGCACCAGATGGTCGAATCCTAATAGATGTTGATGGTTATAACTTATGGGTAAAAAAAGGAAAGGTGTCAGGAAAGCAAGCGACTCGACAATCGAGTTCCGTTTCTCTTTCCTCGGTAAACAATGGGTGGAACGCTTTGAAGGCAAACCCACTGGTGATAACCTAGATAAAGCTGAAGAGTTTTGCCAATTAATCAAACAAGAAATCAAAAATGGCAGTTTTGACTATGACCATGTTTATGCCACATATTTCCCTAAATCTAATAACCTTGGAAAAATCAAGGAACTGGATGGTAAGGTCGGTAATGGACTAACTGTTAAAGACTACCTGTTCCAGTATCATTCCATTAATAGTCGCAAAATAGAAGAGACATCTGCTAATGAAAATCTACGAATTATTAAAAAAGATTGGATACCTGCAATCGGTAAAAAACAATTATCTGATTTAACATGGGATGATATAGAGACTGCTGCTCTTGAATGGGATAATGTAACCCACACTATCAATAATAAATTAAGTGCTTTAAGACCAGCCTTAGAAAAGGCTCATTCTAAAAACTTGGTTGCCTCAAATGTTTTATTGGGCAAATCCATAGAGGGAGTTAAAAGAGATTTTGACCCAGATGATGAAGGCTGCGATCCATTTAATACTCAAGAAAGAGAAGATTTGTTTAATGTAATAACTGGTCAGGACTTTAATTTATTCTTGTTTATGGTATGGACAGGTATTCGCCCTTCTGAACTTTGCGTATTAAAGTGGAATGATATTCTTAAACCCACACCTGCTTGTCCTTTAGGAAGGGTAAATATTAATAAATCCAAACCTAGAAAAGCAACTAAACTGAAAAAACCAAAAACAAAATCAGGGAAAAGAAAAATAAAAATATTCCCTGATGCCTATTATGCTCTTGAAAGACAAAAAGATTACACATACCTACTTCGTGAATATATTTTTCATAATCCAAATACCAATGAGCCTTGGAAGGTTGATAAAATTCTTGAACACTGGAAGGTATGGTGCAAGAAAGCAGGGGTAACTTATCGCTCCCCTTATCAACTTAGACACACATACGCCACCCTAATGTTTATGGGTAATGAAAACGCAAAGTGGTTATCCAAACAAATGGGTCATTCTTCACCTATTCAAACTCTTGATTTGTATGGTGATTGGCTGGATGAAGACTCTCCAGATTCAGGAATGAAAGCTGTAGCAAAATTCTCAAAATTTGGTGATTTTAGTAACATTTCTAGTAACATCATCTCACAACCCTTATAGAATAGGGTTCATGCGCAGGTTCAAATCCTGCCATCCCAGCCATCTTTTTCAAGTAAAAACAATGACTTATTTATTTATGTTTAGTAATATATACCCTAAAATATCCCTTTAATACGCAAATTTTAGTAACATTTCTAGTAACATTTACAAAAAAAGATTGCCAATTTATATGGTGACATGGGTGGCATTGGTGGTGGTCTTTTCTTGCCCTTCTTTTTTTTCATCTAACCAACTATCTCCTTTCCATTAATTACAGCCTTACCTTTTACGATCTCTACAACCTGTACAGCAAAGTTTCCGTTCTTCCACCAATCGACTATGCCTACAGAGTGATTCCAATTATGGAGTCTTCCTCTTAACCAAGTATTCTTCTCAGCTCGCATATCTTTTAGACAGCCCAAACTCCAGCTTCCTATACCACCATCTTGTAAACGAGTCATACTGAACCTCTGCAAATCATGAGTGTGTCCGTACATGATCGAACAGCCATATCGTTCAAGGTGCATCTTACTATGCGTTGGTCCACAATAAGCCCCATGCACAAAACTTAATTTACCAATAGTGAGAACTTCATTATGTTTACGATACTCATAACCTCTTTCATCCCATTTGCAGGCATTTCTAAAGGTGTACTCATCTAGGTAGGGGTGGTGTTCTACGAATGAATCTAGCCAGAGGTCATGATTTCCTGTGAGTATATAACGATCTTCACAACCTATAAAATCTAACACTTCATCAAACTGATCAATCATTGTATTGACAGCTTTAATTTCTTTATCTATTACGGGTAGTACAAATTCTAAAGGTGGTTGTTTCCTTCTCTTATATTTATGACTTGATACAGACTCCCATTCTCCCACGTCTCCCAAATTGACAAAGGTACAAGGCTTAACTTCTTCTATGATTTTTAAAGCACAGGATATTGCTTTCGAGTCCTGTAGCGGTGCATGTTGGTCAGGTATGACCACAGCTCTGCGTACTAGCATATTACCTCCTAGAACAAATTGAACTCCCAAAATATAGACCGACCACAGCCATGATTGCATGACTCAGCCATTCTGGTGTTACTATCCCCTCTAGTTGTATATACTCCGTGACTTCCTTAGTAAAATCTAAGAACAATAATTTGAATCCCTCAGTGCTGATGATAGGCACTTGGGTTGTAGTGTTGAATATGGCTGGTGCGAGAAGTATATAACCAGCCATTGCCATGAATGATATTACGAGAAACCTTCTTATCCAGTTAGCATTTGGATTTTGAAATGCTCTAGCTGATTCCCTGCTATTTTCACTCTCTTTAAAATTACCGATAAGGCGATTATATTGCTCTGCTTTGTCTGCATTAGACTGACTCCACATCTTCATCACAGCACCACCGACTGTACTGCCTAACATGGTGATTACTTCTAACGGCAAGCCAAACATCAGTTGTTCAACCCATGCACTAAATCAAGGATTTTATCGAGCTTTATATCAATGCTATCGAACTTCTTTTCAGCAGATAGCTGTTGCGATTGTAGTACAGCAACATCCTTTTCAATGTTAGCGACATACATAATCATTAAAATAATCATTGTTGCAGTTGTTGCAATATGAGATAGTGATATTGCTTTAGATAAATGCCATCTCTCGCTCATTTTTTACTCCTTAAACTTTAAATACATCTGCGAAAAAATCTTTCCAGAATTTCTGTACTTGATCTTGATATTTTTTAGCTTGCTCTGGCTGATCTTTCGCCAGCTTTTCCAATTCTTTTTTCCATTCTGCATAGGTTGGTAAGTGTGGTACTAAATTAATGTCAAACATATTACTCCTTATTTATTTAAAACTGATCCTGTAAGTATCGCTCCAAAGGCTAGGTGAAAAATCCCACCCCCCATCAAAGTGAAAGGTGAGTGCTGCCCTGTTAATTTCTTCATTAATTCCATCTGTACTAATGTGTCCTCTGTTGCATTAATAATTTGCATAAATTCAGAAATATCAGGTCTTGAGATTCCATACCACACCCCAACTAGTAGAAAGTCATACAGGCAAATGA